GGATATCATATTTAACACCTGTAGTGCCTAAAATTTCATTGCACTCCTTATTAGTAACCCAAACATCGGGGCATTTAACAATCTTTGGCATTAATGGCTCAATCTTTTCCCTAAGTGTTTCAATTTCCTTCTTAAGAAAGTTTATGTGCCTTAGGGCTAACCTTTCATCAATTAACCAGCCATTCTTTACTTGCTGCGCGCTAATTTTAGCAATTGCAAACTCACGTTGAATAACTGATTTTGGTATACCCGAGCTCTTAAACTCCTTCATTAACTGCACATAAACACGCACATTTATTTGTACGTCCATTTCGCACCTGTTAAGCATAGCATCTTCATACACTTCCCATTGCTCTTGAACGGGTTTAAGAACTCCTAAAGCTTCTCCCCATTGGGCTAAACTATGCCTACCTTTAGTTCGCCCTAACTTGCGGTTAAAGTTTAATAACTGAGACATCAGAAATGTATCAATAAGAGTTGCACTAGTTTTAAAGTTATACAACTTTTCTAATACTACCTGATCATACGCAATCCAATTATGTCCAATAATTTGTTTTGCTGTTGACATAATTTTAAGGGCTTCTTTAATACCCCTATAATTACTATTATGGTCTGTAAAGGTTTCTTTTTCTTTTGTCTCTATATTAAACATGCTGATGCACCATAGCTTAGTAACATCATTCTGGAAGCCATTTGCCTCCAGATCAACTACGAGCTTTTCATTCATATTTATATCTCCCTTATTATTTATAATTGACTAAATTCTACCGGTACATTAGTTAATCTACCTGTGTCGCTGTCAAATCTTGCATGACCAGCAGGCCCTGTAAATCCTGTAAAACGATTCTTAAGCACGCTAATCTTGACTCGTTGTCTTTCAAACTCGTCTTCTTCATATTTATTTCTGCTAAAGCCAATAATTTGGAAAGCAATTTGTTTAAGAGAACCTGATCCTTTAAGCGCGTCTTCAGTTATATTTGCGCCCTCTTCAAAAGTCTTAGTTCCCCCACCTGTTTTTCTTAAGTGGGAAACCACTCCAATCCAAACATCAAATTTCTTACAGCATTTTAATAAGTCAGACATTAGTTTATCCATAGACTCATTAACACTTCCATCAACTTCGCTTACAGCTAAAGTTATGTGGTCTAAATATATAAACTTACACCCGCTGGCAGCCATAAATTCAATTTTTTCCATTAATGAATTATCACTGACAGAGCCTTGATGGTCAAGTAAAGTTAATCTACCTTCACCAGCAACGGCTTCCCAAGCATTTTTTCCTTCGTCCCCTTCGCGATCAAACTCAACATCAGGTAAAGTTATACGCTTATTTAAGTGCAAACCAATTAGTCCATCAAGTGTCTCTCTAATAGATTCTTCTAAAGACACAATACCTACCTGGATGCTTGTTGTTTGAAGAACATGATAAATATCTTCTCTAACAAATGAAGATTTGCCACTTCCTGTGCCAGCTGTAAATATTGTTAGCTCACCCGTTCTTCTGCCATAAGTCATCTTATTAACTTCACCAAAACAATCCGGGTATGGAATAGAGTCTTCTCTTCTGTCTTCGTTAAACAATGCCCACGTATCAGCAGAATTTACAATTCCGGCTGGGGAGTAAGCTTCGGCATTCCAAATAGCTTTTTCTAACTCATAAAGTTTGTCTGCCTTTAAGTAATCATTAGCATCTTTCCCATGTCTACCTAATGAAGCTATTTTAGCTTTACCTGTGCGAATAATTTTAGCACAGTCTTTTGCTCCATCGCTACCTTGTTCATCCGCATCAAACATAAAAACAACTTCATCAAAGCTGTTTAAATATTCTAAGTTAGCTTGAATNTNTTTTGCTNCGCTCGCTACCTTGTTCATCTGCATCAAACATAAAAACAACTTCATCAAAGCTGTTTAAATATTCTAAGTTAGCTTGAATTTGTTTTCTTGCGTTACCCGCGCCATTAATAACCGATACTACTGGCCATTCTTGTTGCTTACTTTGATATAATTGTTGAACAGACATAGCGTCTAAAGCCCCTTCAGTTACTACAATTTTCTTAGCGCTTCCGGGTGGAAACTTAGATTGTCCAAATAGCTCATCGCTATTTTTAACAGAGCCAATGGCTGTAAACTTTTTACCTTCTACCTCTCTTCTTTCAAACCCAACAACTTTATTTTTGTTAGTAATTGGGTAATAATGAAATTGAATAGTTTTACCATCAGATTCACTATAACCCACTTTAACATCATAAAGCTCAGCTACTGCCTTTTTAATTCTTCTTTCTTTAAAGCCTCTCACTGGGAAGCCATTTACTTCTTGCACTGTCTCTCTTGTATTCATAAATTCACTTCCTTGTGTTTGTGTTTGTTCTATTTTTGTTTCTTTTATAAAACCAGAGTCCTCACATCCAAAACAGAAGTAAGTAAACTTACCCCCATTATCATATATGGCCCTGTTGTCATTCGATCCACAAGCTGGACAAGCCTCGTGGCGAACAAATACGCCTGGTTGTTCTTTCATGTGTATCTCCTTTTGTATTATTTATTTCCGTTGTCTCATCAGATACGCCTTCAACGGTAGCGTATGACACCAGTATTACCTGGTGTTTCGAGTGACTTTCTCCTCCAAGAAAATCACCGAGGGGTCCTTATTTAAAACTCGTCATCTGCGTCAATGTCAAGGTTTAAGTCTGAATCGTCTTTAAATGGGGAAGCTTCAACAAACTCCGCACCTTTTTCAATTGTTCCAAACTCTGAACCAGCAGGAACATCAGCCTCGTAAGGGATTAGATCGGAAACTAATACATTCTTAAGTGACATAGAAGTTCCACTAGTCCCATTATATTTCCAATCATAGGTATCATAAGAAATAGTTCCTTTCGAACCATTACCAACAGTTACCCCTACCAAAGGTACAATTAACCCGGCTGCATCTTTAGTAAATACGCCTGGCGCCTTAAGATCTTTGCCCCCTGCAGTTACTGCGTTAGCCTTAAAAGTTAGCTTATACTGGCCTGTTTCGTTTCCTTCTGCGTCCTCAACAGGTCGTAAAGAGCGTATTAACCCTTTCTTTTTGAACTCCGAAGCAGTTTTCTTATCTACATTAGCTGTTGCTGACCATTGTTTTTTCTCAAAATTTAATTGAGGATTTTTAGGGTCCAAAAAGCACCAACTTAGCTCAACATTTTCTAATAAATTTGCCATTTATATTTCTCCTTTTCTTAATATTTGTGGAAGATTCCACATTTCATTTTCTACTCTTCTCATCCAGAGCAACCTTCCCATTTCAACCATCACACATTTGTGAAATTCTCCATAGGCATTTTTATAAGCTTTAGCAATTGCAACCCAGGCATCATCAATTTCAGGGTTAGCTGCTAATAATTTTTCAGCACCCACTTTTCCTATTTTAGGCACACCTTGGATATTATCCACAGGATCGCCAGCTAACATTTGAAATTGCATTGATCTCATACCATCAAACTCCGTTACATAACTTGCTTCTTCTTTTCTAAAGTTATACTTGTTTCCAGGAACCATCCAAAGGTCTTTATCCACAGTACATATGCATGTGCCCTCTGGATCTTTACTTTGAGCAATAGCTAATGTATCATCAGCCTCCTCATTAACACTTATAACTACATTATACTTATCATTCAAATAGTCTCTTACTTTTTGATAATAATAAGGTTTTTCAGATGTTCTATTCCCTTTATAAGGTTTAGTTACACTAATTTCCTTTCTAAAGTTAGTAGCCCCTGATAAGTGAATTTCAAAAGTTTCACATTCCGCTTCTCGTACTATTTTCGCAATAAAGTTATCGATAAACTCAATACAAGATTTCCATTTAGTTAAAAGGATATCTCCAGCTTCAACGGTTAATTCTTCGTTACCGAAATCCATTAAATCATTAGCTGAATCTTGAGCAAATCTTTTGCTTTCTCTTGAATCTAGTACTTTACCTTCACTATTTATTACATCGAAATAGTTAGTTTGGCCCCAATTTGCAGACCAATACACTAACACATCCCCGTCAATTAGTGCTTTCATACTTTTCTTCATATCTTACTCCAAAATATTGAGAGATAATCCATTCAACTTCTTGGGGCATAGCATTAAACCATTCGTTTTGGCGTTTGTACTTAGCTCCTAAAATTTGATGAATCTGGCCCTCTGTTTCGTGTCTATCTTCTGTATAAAATTTACTATACAATTTATAAGACCTATGTGGATCTCCGGTTTGGTATTTGTTTAATCTATCACTAGCATTAATACTCATACCCACCTTAACCCAACCTTTAAAAGCCTTGTTAATCATAATATAAATTTCTCCTGAAACATCTTTACTGTCTAGCTCAGCGTGTGACCACGCGTCATCTAGTGATTTAAATATTCCTGGCTTATGAATTTTACTTGCCATAGGAATATATTTTCCATCTAAAAACATTCTCTTTTTGTTATATTTCTTTTTAAAACATGCCCTACAGAATTTATGGCCACCTTTTGCTGACCAATTGCTTCCTTCGACAAGCTCTATTTTACAACTTGTGCATGTGTTCATATATCTCCTATTTTAATATATACTATACAACCGCATAACTAATCATCCGGGGGATCGTCCCCTGGCAAAAGTTCGTCGTCGACAAAAAATCCTTGATCATTATAAAATTCTTCATCACGCGAATCATCCGTTCTATTTATTAAAAATATTAGCTTGTCAATTGCCTCTGGGTCACCAGTGCTAAGACCATATATCTCGCATAGTTCCTCAAAATCACTTGCCATATCTTACTCCTTATTAATTATATGCACGGAAGCCTAACCTCTTACGAGATTATATATTTAGCTTCCGTTACATTTTGTATATCTAAATCACCGTACATTACTGGATTAGCGTGTAAACCAAACGCTTTGAGAGTATCTCCTAATTGGTCTTCTTCAAAGATTTCAATAAATGTTTCTTTAAATGTCTCCAATAATAAAGATGTTTCTTCTGCGTTAACCGAAAATTGATCGTGAATCATCATAAATGACTCAACCCCTTTTTCAGCTAAATTGGCTATAGTTAATGATAATAACGCAGCATCTTGTGAATGAACGAAATTAGCACTTATTCCTTTAGCGTGGTCACTTTTCATCGGCTTATCTATAAATAGCTGAAATGATAGTTGCACCAACTTTCCAGCAAAACTACAATTAACCCTTCCCGTTTCAATTCTAGAGTAATCTTGAAATGCTGTAAAGCCAGATGCGGTTTTCCAAGTTACTAAAGCTTTCCCTCCGTTATTTCTCAAAGCAATTTCAACTCCTTGCTTTAATGCTTCTTTTGCTTGAGTTTGCCTTGGGAACGCGGATTCTACACCATCGTAAATAGCTGTGCCCACATAAGAAGCGTCGTCAAAAGTCATTTCTGATAATATGTCCACACCGTGGTCTCTCCTATCATCATAAGTTTGCTCTTGAATACATTCTCTTCCTGCATCATAATAATATGACATAGTAGGCCTTTTGCATAACTTACGCCAAGCTTTATTGCCTAAATCTTCATAATTTTTATAAGCAAACCCACCTTCTAGCACCGAATTAGCAATTACCATATAAGCATCACCAATTTCTTGATTTGGGTGATTAATTACATTAGTTTCTTGTGCTCCAATAGTATCTCTAGTTACCGCAGATAATACTTGCAAGCCGGAATTAGTTGCATCTAACCCAATTGGCAAATAACAAATATAATCTTCCCCTTGCTCATGGTACTTTTTCCATTCTAATACAGCAGCCATCAATTGAAACTTAGATTTCTTTTCACTTTTAAATTGATTTAGCCATTCCGAATTTGTTAAGTCCTCAGAGGCTTTAAGAATTTCATCCATGTGCACCCATACAAATAGCACCCTATCTTCCATAGCTAATTTGTCTTCTCCCATACAATTTGCGGTATGAATAGCTAAATTGTATAAAACATTGTCACTTACGGGCGCGCCATTTTTAAACATTAGTAACCCTTTAGCTAGATCGGAACCTGTTGGCTCAAAATAATTAACTACAGGATA